CGTCGTCTCGGAGGGCACGTCGTGAACCTTCTTCGTCATCTGGATCTGACGAGCCCGCGGGAACAACTTCCCGGCGTCCTTGATCTGGCGGATCAGGTCGGCCTCGACAATCGTCGGGACGAGGGAGCCTCCGATCGTACCGGACTCACCCAGGGCCGCGGCCTTCGTGATCGCTTCCCAGTTGGAGCCGTAGTGCTTCTCCTGGAGCGCCGAGAACAGCTTGTTCGTGGCGACCGCGTCTTCCGACATGGTCGAGGCGAAACGCCGGAGCTGACTCCTCGTCGACCGACCGAACCACGCCGTAACGGCCATCGCCACGGTCGGATCGGAAAGGCTGTCGTCCTTCTGACGCGTTCGCGAGAAAGCCTCGAACGTGCCGGCCTTGATCTTCACGTCCTCGGGAATGACTTCCTTCAACGTGTCGTCGCCGGGCCCGATGCGGAGGATGGAATTCCCGAGGGTCGCGCTGAAGTCCTTCAGCCGTCCGATGCGCCCGACGATGTCCTCGAGGGACTTGTTCGTCTTGGCTTCGAGATCCTCGATCTTGCGATCCGCGTTCTTCTGGATCTCGATGGCCTTCGCCTCCGCCGCCGCCCGATCCTTCAGGACGGCCTCGCTGACCTTGTGCAACCCCTCCATGACGGGGTTGATCGCGGCGTCTACGGCCGCGTCTCTGATGCTCTCAGTGACGTCCATTGATTCTCTCCAGGGCAGCGTCCATAGCGCGCTGCACCTCGGCAATTGCGAAACGCTTCACGATGCGGTCATTCGCATGCCGCAGAGCGTTCGCCAGCACTGGATGCATCTCGACCGCCTCGACAGTCGGCCCTGGGGCCGCCTCGGTCGTAACCGAGGGCTCCGGCGTGATCGAGCGGAAAAACACGGCGGCATTCTCGCGAGAGACGAGCCCGCGCTGAATGTGGCTGTTGACGATGTCCTGATTCATCGGGATCGCGACGCTCGAATACTCGAGAAGATCCCACGCCATGAAGTGCCGAGAGTACCCTCCGGGGATGTAATCCCCTGGCGACTTCCCCTCGGCGAGAGCGGCGAACCTCGCCTTGCACGACTTGCATCCCGCCTTCGCTCCGTCCTGAAGCGAATGGGACGTCATCGGCTGGAATCCGATGGACCATCCCCCGAGACCTTCCTGGGCTAAGCGGAAGGCCTCGTCGGCCAGCATCGTGTCGCGGAACTGCGTCGTCGCGGTGATCGCCTTCGACGACACTTCGACGTTCGTCGCCTTGCCGATGATCTTGTCGATCGAGTACGCGTGGTCGGCCATGACCACGGGGTTCCTCAGGTAGTTCTCGATCCTCGCCCCGCCAGGCTCGACGATGTCTCCCGCTCGGTCGACGGAGTCCGTCGTGATCTGATGCGTGACCTCGCGCCTCGACGCGTCCACGCCCTTGACCTCCTGATGGACGAACGAGCGCACGTAGTTGGGGCAGAGGTCCTCGGCCTGGGTCTCTTGGACTTCCATCACGACGCCTCCGCGATCACGGGAATCGCAACGCACCGACAGTTGATAATTTCTCCGGGGGGCCCGCTGGGATCGAGGGGGTACAGCAGCGACACCCCGGATCCCATCTTGAAGGGCTCCCCAATCGCTACGACCTGGCCGTCCACTCCGGGGGATGCGTGCGAATCCCTCACGCGAGAATCCCGCGCGGTCAGCCATTCCTGACGCTGCACCCCGGCCTGCTTCATGCCCTCGTATCGCCCTGTGTTGTAGGCGAACCCCGTCTCGGTGCGGGCGATCGTCATGCTCCGCGCTTTGCTCGCATCCATCACCGAGCGGACGCGCGCGGCCAGCTGAGACACGTTCTCGCCGGCGTGCAGTCCTTCTCGAAGCGATTCTCGAAGAGCCGCCTCGACCGTCGAGTCGATCCTCTGGATCTTGCCCGACAGTTCGGCGAGTTTCGCCTGGACGCGAAGGTTCCCGGCATCGAAATCCTGAGCGATGCTGAGATCCGACATCACCGACTCTCCCCCGCGAGTAAGCGCAGACCGTTGGAGAGGAGCCGCCTGGGCGCTCAGGCGAAGTTTCATATCGTGCATGTCGAACATCAGATCCAGCTCTGTGGCCTTGGTCTGGGTGGCGCGCCAGCCCTTGATGCCGTTGACGTTTTCCAGCACGGCGTCTTCGATCTCGCGTAGATGGCGGCGGATCATCTGATCGAATCGCTTTTCGAGATCCAGGGTCCTCGCCATGATCCCGCGCCAAACCAGAGCGCGCCGTTTCTCTTGGTCTTCGGAAAACGCCAGCGTCTCGGGTGGCAGTCCATCGGTCTCTGCCGGCTTCGTGGGTGGCAACGCAGCAGGCTGTGGAGGGTCGAGAACTTGCGACACCGGGACGACGTTGAATGCCAAGTACCCGACATCCGCGTCTTCCAGGTCCTCGACATCCATCCCGAGCTCGAGGCGATCGTTGATGTGGCGCTTTGGGAATCCCATCGCGAACAACTTCTGCGCGATGTCGACCTTCTGCGACAGGTTCTCGACAAGCGCCTTGACCTGTTCCCAGCACGGGTACAGCCGAACGCCCGCGGCCCCGAGCTTAGGGAGGAAGTCACTGTTGAGAACCGACTGCACGTAGGTCAGGAATCTCGTCTGAGGGCCGAGCCAGTACGCCTCGCGCTGTTCTCTCGCGTTTGCGTAGTTCGCCTTGTCGAGGACCCCGGCCATGAACGGAGGGACCCCGATCGCGGCGAGGATCAACTCGCGGTCGTACTCGCGGAGTGATCGGAACTCCATGTCTTTCATCGACACGCCGATGTCCTGCCACTTCCACCCCGGCGGTGCCGTAGAGATTCGCCGCCGAGAGGATGCCGCGTCAGCGTTGAACCGCTTCGTGAAGTCTTCGCGTTCCTGCGGGCTGGACTGCATCGTCTCGCTGGGAAGGAACATCCCCGCAGGGATTCCCTTTTGATCCCGGAAGAATGCACGGTTGTACATCGCGGCGGCGTGGTCGGTCTCGATCTCGATCAACACCGACTCGATTTCGGACAAGCCGCGCATGGGGTTGTACGGGTTTGCTCGGCGGAATTGCGTCAACCGAGTCTCGTCGAGATTGACGTCGGATACGCCGCGGACTCGTAGCTTCCAAACCGGGGTTCTGCCCGTGAGATCAACGCTCACCGATCGGGGATCGAGGAGTGAGATTGTTCCGCTGGGTTGCGACGTAGCGCGCAGACCGCCCTTGGAACCCAATTCGACGTCCGGGTAGTACCAGAACGCCTCGCCGAACAGCTTGAGCGACAAGTACGTCCCGACGCGCAGCTGGAATCCGTCCATCCCCGGACTCGGCTTCTCGAGCAGCTGCAAGATCGGGTGGGACTCGATCTCGTCGTCGTCGTTCCCTTCGGGGAACATCTCCCAGCCTACCGAAGCGGCGTCACCCGCGAATATCGACACCGCGGTGGCGACGGTTGAATGCTTCGCGTAGGGATCGCTGAGCTTCTCGGAACTTCCTCCCAGCTCGAGGCCGAGGTTGAACTCCCTGGCCCCCTCCCACGTCTGCGCGCCAGGAAGACCCCACGTGATACCGAACAGTCCCTTGCGTCGCAGGAGGCCGAGGAAGCCCATCAGATCACCGGCGGCCGCGGGACGAAGAAGTGCCCGACCATCGCAGGGACAAGCCACTGGGGTGGGATGGCGCCGGCGGCCGCGACGCACACCGGGATGGCGGCCCACTGGAAGACGCGCGAGGAGTCGCTCGCGACGAACAGCAGGCCATACGCGACCGCGAGCGACGCGACCATAGGAGCCGTCGGGGCGATCAGCGCCGCGAGACATGCGCCCCAGGGCATGAGGGCATACCCGGCCGACAGCAACCGATCGGCCTGCCTCTCGCGAGCGTAGGCGAAGGGCGCGACCTGGCTCTGGTGTTCGGGAGCGGCCGGTTTCACCAGCAACCAAAGCCCCACCGTCACGAGCAGTCCGACGAGAGGCCAAGGCGACCACGCAGCGAGTGCCGCGAAGATCGGGACGTGCTCCTTGACCGAGGCCCCCACGATCGCGATCAGCGCCGCCGCAACGGGATGGCCTGTCATCGCGGCGTAGGCCGACCACACGGCGAGCCCGAGAGCGGGCCCGTCAACCATGATCGGCCGTTCCGCGATTGAGCGGACGATCGGGAGCCCGATGAACAGCGCCGAGGCACAGATCGCCCGGCTTGGAGCAAGGCCGACGAACAACGCGATCGCGCCGATGCCGACGGAAGCTGCGGCCAGCCCGCAGAGACCGGCCGCGTACCACGCGGCGTAACTTCGTCGGAACAGCAGCGGCAAGAGCGGCCTCAAGTGAAACGGCCTCGGGACAGGAAGCGCGTCCGCCGCTTTCAAGTAGACCATCCCATCCGGGCTGGCCCGGAAGCCGTTGCAGTAGAAGTACAGCCCGAGCGCGACGATGGAGACGGCGAGGCAAACGGCGAGGATCATCGAGACCACCCGTACTGACTCAGGTCGACGTGGCGGGTTGCGTCCGACCTCACCGCGTAGCGCAGCGCGTCGCAGCCGTGATCGTTCACCTTCACCGGTGCGTCGACGCCCTTAAGTTGGGCTTTCTGATCCCACACGTACCCAGGGATCTCTTCGATCAATCCGGCACACCGGCGAAGGATTCTTAGCTTGTCGTTCGAGATCACAGTCGCGACGGATCGCAAGCCGTCGTCGACTGCGTTGTCCGCGAGCCCGACAGGAAGATCGTGCTGTCGGCACTCGGTAAGGAACGACGTCGCGGAAGGATCACCCCAGATCGTCTTGGGCTGCCCTGGCGCGCCTGCTAGCCACGTCTCGAGCTCGGCGCGGTACTGAGCGTCGGTGAGCTGGCGCATCTTCGCGCGCGAGTCCCAGCGCCATTCGTCGGCGACCCAGTAGCGCCCGGTCGTGTCGACGCCGACGAGCAGCGCGACGAACGGGTTCGACGTCCCGTAGTCGAACGACGCGAGCCAGCGGACGATCTTGACGTCGTCCGGAATCGCATCGACCACGTGCGCATCGACATCGAACGCGTCCCAGATTGCACCCTCAGCAGCGACCCACAGGCCGAGGATGAAGCGCTTGTACCAGAGCCCGGTGTACTCCTGCTTCAGCGACGTGACGAAAGAGGGGTCGAGGAAGGGGTTGTCGTCCAGGACGAAGTGGAACAGCGATAGGTCGAGCTCGTCGGCTCGATCGATGAAGCCCTTCCGCAGCCAGTGCGCCGGCGCGTCGGGATTCGTCGTCCCGAAGAACTTCGCGCCCTTGACCGACAATCGCGACAAGCCCATACGGAAGAACGACTCGGGCCACAAGGTCAGCTCGTCGCCGTAGAGCCCCTCGAACGTCCCGCCGCGGATCTTCTCCTCGGCCCGCTCGTCGTTGGCGCCGACCATGTACACGCGCCGGCCGAAGATCCATGCCTCGCCTCGACCGCGCTGGATGGAAACGTTGCGCGCGCCGAGGAGCGCCTGGAGCGGACGAAGCGTGTTCCGCTCGAGCGTCCGCTCGGTCTTCCCGGCCATCACGAGATCACCTTCCCCGCGTGAAGCCTTCACGAACGCGGCCCAACGGAGCAGGCTCGCAACCGTCTTCCCGCTGCGCACCGACCCGTCCCACAGGTTGATTCGGGAATGGGAATCGCGGATCGAGACGACTTGCTTCGGACTGAGCGGATCGAGGCGCACGCTACGACTCGTCGATCCTGCGCATGAGCTCGTCCAAGGCCCCACCGTCAGAACCGCCGCGTCCGGACTCGCCAGGAGTCCCGAGGAGCCGATCGAGGATCTCCCTAAGGGCTGAGAGCCGAACGCCGACGTACCGGCCGCGATAGCCAGGAGACCCGCGAGAAATGCCGATGAGGGTCTGCACGGACTCGCGGATGATCGGGTGATCCCATCCCAGCCTGGCCGCAAGAAGCTCAACCTGCGCGATGACCGGGGCCTCACCGCGTCGGAGAGCCTGCCTCTTGCGTGGCTTTCGAGTCGCAATCGCCCTGCCCCGTTCGAGTCGCGGCAACACCGCGGGATGCGGTGTTCGCAATGCAACGGTCAGGGGAAGTACCTATCGAGTCAATGGTGGCTTGAATATCCGTGTCGAGGTTTTACAGATAGTCACGCGACAACCGAGCGCATCGAGAGCATGTAGGAACGTCTCGACGTGAGCGAGGTTCCGACCGTGCTCCCACTGGTTGACTGTGCCGACTCCGAGGCCGTGGACTCGCGCTTCGAGTGCGGCTCGGGAGAGTCCCGCAGCTTCGCGTCGATGGCGCAGGGTCTCGCCCAGCTCACGTCTCGTGACCGGGCCATCGAACGGGGCGATGTCGCTCATGGCGCGCACTCGATCTCGACGTCTGCTCCGGCGTGTCCCGTCGT